AGATTACTCGACGTTTACTGTCATTGATATTACAGGAGAACCTTTTGAACAGGTTGCCGTATATCAAAACAATATGATCTCGCCACTCTTATTCCCTGATATTATCTACAAATATGCCAAGACATACAATGAAGCATATGTTGTAATTGAATCTAATGACGCAGGTCAAGTTGTAGCCAATGGGCTTTACTACGAACTCGAATATGAAAACACGCATGTTGAGTCAGTTGTTAAAGCCAATGCGATTGGTGTCACGATGAACAAGAAGATCAAACGTATTGGCTGTTCTAACATCAAAGACTTAATTGAGCAAGACAAACTAAACCTCGTGGATTCAGAGACGATTATCGAATGCTCTACTTTCATAGCAAGAGGTAGTTCCTTTGAAGCGAGCGATGATAACCACGATGATCTTGTCATGAATCTTGTCATGTTTGCTTGGTTCGTCACAACTCCATTCTTTAACGAAATGACTGACATTGATATCAAGCACATGATGTACGAAGAGCAGATGCGAGCGATTGAAAACGATCTCACTCCTTTCGGAATTATCAACGATGGAACTGAATCTGATATTGAAGTTGATTCGAAGGGGCAAGTGTGGGAGACTATAAATACAGGGATTTGGTAATCTATAAATAAAGGTATTGAATAATCGTATTATGTTCCGGATAATAACTCAAATGAGGGTGTAACAAATGGCATTTCAAGTCTCTCCTGGCGTACAGGTAAAAGAGATCGACTTGACCAACGTTGTACCTGCTGTATCAACTTCTATTGGAGCAATCGCTGGTGCATTCCAGTGGGGTCCAGTCGAAGAGATTCGCACAGTAGGTTCAGAAAAAGACTTGGTCACAGTGTTCGGCGAGCCTGACGACAATACATACAAATACTTTATGCCAGCTGCAATGTTCTTGCAGTATGGTCAAGCACTGCGCGTAGTTCGTGCAGAAACCGATAACCTAAACGCAACTGATGGCGCTGCTGGTATTCTGGTAAAGAACGATGATCACTATGATACAGTGACATTCGTAGGTGACGAAACTTTCGTTGCTCGTTTCCCAGGAACACTTGGTAACTCGCTTCAGATTGATATCTGCCCAGCAGATTCAACTGCGTTTTCAAACTGGACTTACAAGAATCTGTTTGATGCTGCTCCATCTACTTCAGCATATGCTACTGCTAAGGGTGGATCTACAGATGAGCTACACGTTGTCGTCGTTGACGAAGACGGTGCTTGGACTGGCGAAGCAGGAACAGTTCTGGAAACATTTGCTTTCTTGTCTCAGGCTTCTGACGCAAAAGCAGATGATGGCACAAATAACTACTATGCCAATGTACTTAATGATCAGTCAGCGTATATTCGCTGGGTAGATCATGACTCTGGCTTAACAGAAGCTGGTCAGACGGCACAAGGAACTGCATTTACTGCTCCTTCTTCTGCTATCTCAGTCTCTTTGGCGGGTGGTACAGATGACAACGCTCCTACGGTTGGCGAGCTCGAAACAGCATATGACTTGTTCGATGACGCTGAAACAGTAGACGTAAATCTGATCATTGGTGGCGAGTCGCCTTCTGGCGCTGATGGCGTTACACATGCTAACAGCATGATCGCTTTGGCCGAAGGTCGTAAGGATTGCGTAGCATTCGTATCACCTCGTATCGCTGATACAGTCAATAACGCAACTGCTGCTACTGACGTGATCACATGGGCTGATTCACTTTCGTCTTCTTCTTATGGCGTAATTGATTCTACAGCTCTTTATGTTTACGACAAGTATAACGACAAGTTCCGCTACATTGCTGCTTCTGGAGCAGTAGCTGGTCTTTGCGCAAATACTGATAACGTGGCTGATGCTTGGTTCTCACCTGCTGGCTTGAATCGTGGACAGATCCTTGGCGTAACTCGCCTTGCGTTCAATCCTAAGAAAGCTGATCGTGATGACCTATATAAAGCACGTATCAATCCAATCGTATCGTTCCCAGGAGAGGGAACTGTATTGTTTGGCGACAAGACTGCGCAAGCTAAACCGTCTGCGTTTGATCGTATTAACGTGCGTCGTTTGTTTATCACGCTCGAAAAAGCTATTGCGACTGCTGCTCGCTTCCAGCTGTTTGAGTTCAATGATGAATTTACTCGTGCGCAATTCCGTAACTTGGTAGAGCCCTTCCTCCGTGATGTACAGGGTCGTCGTGGTATTACTGATTTCGCAGTAATCGCTGATGAAACTAACAACACTGGACAGGTGATTGACTCTAATCAGTTTGTTGCGGATATCTACATCAAGCCAGCTCGTTCAATTAACTTTATCACGCTTAACTTCATCGCTACACGTACAGGCGTTGAGTTCAGCGAGATCACTGGACCCTCTTTAAAGCAACGGTCAACTTCCCTGCATATGCTGGTGGTGACGTAGAACTGACTTCCTTTCTGATTAAGGCTGCTCAGCTTCCTGCGTCAATCATCGCTCCGATCACGGTTCCGTTCCGTGGTCGTCAGCTTCAGATTGCGGGCGATCGTACTTTTGAGCCTTGGACTATCACTGTTATCAACGATGTACAGATGGAAACACGTAATGCGTTTGAGCGCTGGATGAATGGTATCAATCAGCATAACGCTAATACTGGTTTGTCAAATCCAACTGACTACCAAGCTGATATGATCGTTGAACAGCTGAACAAGGCTGGTGAAGTAACTAAGCGTTATGACTTCCGTGGTACTTTCCCAACAAACATCTCTGCGATTGATGTGTCATATGACTCAGAAAATACAATCGAAGAGTTTACTGTTGAGTTACAAGTACAATATTGGGAGTCTGGTACGACTACCTAAATAATGTAAAGTCACAGGGAGCTTCGGCTCCCTCGTGATATGTTCAATAGAAGCGAGTGAAGCATGGCAGACAATAATGGAATCGAACTATTTGGGTTCGAGATCAAACGTAAAAACCAGGAAAAAGAAGACGCTAAGAAGAAGTCGTTTGTTCCTCCGATGGACAATGATGGAACTGGTGTCGTCAAAGCAGGTGGACACTTTGGTCAGTATGTAGATACTTCGGGCGGTAAAGCTAAGAACGAAGCAGAACTGATCAAGAAGTATCGCGAAGCTGCTCAGATTCCTGAATGCGACGCTGCTATTGAAGATATCATTAACGAAGCAATTGTATCAAACGAAGGCGAGTCGCCCATCGGTTTGAACATGGAAAATCTGGATCAACCTGACCGAATCAAGAAAATGATTCGTGAAGAGTTTGACAACGTAATGGCTCTCTTGAGTTTTGGCTCATGGGGGCATGATATTTTCCGTCGTTGGTATGTAGACGGACGTTTGTACTATCACGTTGTCATTGATGACAAGAATCCCAAGAAAGGTATTCTAGAACTACGTCCGATTGATCCAACACGTATTCGTAAAGTAAAAGAAGTAGATGAGGAGAAAGATCCTCAGACTGGTGCTACGTTTATTAAGAGCATCAATGAATACTACGTCTATCAAGACTCGAACATGACCAAGTCGAATCAGGGACTGAAGATTAGTAAAGACGCAATCGTTCATGTTCCTTCTGGTTTGCTTTCGCCCAAGCGTGACATGGTAATTGGTTATCTTGACAAGGCAATGAAGCCAGCAAACCAGTTAAAGATGATGGAAGATGCTTTGGTCATCTATCGTCTGGCTCGAGCTCCTGAGCGTCGAGTGTTTTACATTGACGTAGGTAACCTGCCAAAGAACAAGGCAGAAGAATACCTCAAGTCAATCATGTCCAACTATCGTAACAAGTTGGTATATGATGCAGACAACGGCGAGATCAGAGATGATCGTAAGCACATGTCAATGCTTGAAGACTTCTGGTTACCTCGCCGTGAAGGTGGACGAGGAACTGAGATTACTACATTGCCAGGAGGCGAGAACCTTGGGCAGATTGACGATATTATCTACTTTCAAAAGAAGATGTATCGCTCTCTTAATGTACCAATTAATCGTCTAGAGCAAGAGTCTCAGTTCTCATTAGGAAGAACCTCAGAGATTACTCGGGACGAGGTTAAGTTCCAGAGATTTATCTCTAAGCTGCGTATGCGGTTTGGTGATCTGTTTATGCAGGTTCTGCGTACTCAGTTGATTCTCAAAGGCATTGCGACTCGTGATGACTGGGAGATGATGAAGGATAATATTGGTGTCGACTATCTTCGCGACACTTACTTTGCTGAGCTAAAAGAAGCAGAGATCCTTCGTGAACGAGTTGCTACTTTGCGTGAGCTTGATGAATATGTTGGCAAATACTACTCAGTTGGATGGGTTCGTCGTAATATTCTACAGCAGTCTGATGACGATATTGAAACAATTGATCAAGAGCTTGAAGACGAAAAAGAAAAGTATGGAGATCCTGACGATTTAGGTGGATTCTAGGAAATCAAATTTTTATAAATATTAGTAATGAAGTGGAGTAAACTATGTCTAATGTGAATGATTTAATTAGTTCGCTGAGTTCAGGTGATATGAGCTCGGCAGAAACGCATTTTCAAGATTTGATGAATCAGAAAATGCAGGACGCTGTGGATGCTAAGAAGATCGAAGTCGCCCAAGGTATGTATGGTGACTATGCTGAAGACGAAGGCATCGAAGTAGACGAATATGAAATCGAGGAAACAGATGAGATTCAAGGATCTGAGACAGAAACTGAGTGAAGTAACTGTTCCTCGTGGTGAGAAAAAAGTAAAAGAATTTAAGGTTGGTAAGTCTAAGACTCCAGCTATGATTACGCAGAAAGGCTCTAAGTTTGTTG